TGCCTTAACCCATGCATTCGTGATGAAGTCTATCTGCGTAGAAACTACACCCTTTTCCCCTACAAAGATAGCCTTTGTGCCTATTGCTATCCCCATCGCTTCGCCAATCACCCATCTGCGCACCTTATCAGTCGTGACCAATGCACCCTTCGGCGGTATTCTGTCTATGCGCTTCATCTTGCGGTCAATAGCTTCATCCAACGTCTTTGCCTGAAATACCTTGCGCAGCTCATCACGCTTTAGGTACAGGCCATCTTTGGTGTACTTGCCGACCCAATCATCTGCCCAACCTTCGCCATACATGGCGCGGTATGCATTGTTGGTGAACATGAAGCAGTCGTTTGTGTGCCACTGAAACGGCACATCACGCACCTTGCGTATATACTCATTCAGCGCATCAAGATTAGGCTTCATTCCTACCCCAAGGTATCTGCCTGTCTTGTAGACCCTGCACCCAATCAAAGAATGAATCAATCGGAGGGTCACCATTATACCCATCATCCACCCACTTACGCTTGCGCACTTGTTTATGACTTTCTGACGTATAGCGACGAACATTTGCACGTTCTAAAGTAATCAAGCGGCTTTCTACAGTTAAGCTAATAGTTGACGTTTCGCCACTGTCTTGTATCGTCATTTGATCCATGTAACCGCGAAACACTTCAACAGTATTGCTTCCAACACCCCAATAAATCGTAACTGTTCGACCCTGATATTCTTCAGTTAGTGCATAGGTAACAATAGTGCTGTCTAATCCACTTAGGGTTAAAGTCGTGCCTTTTGATGATAAATCTGCGGCTTCCTCTAGCCCGTCAATGGTTAATAGACTGCCGCTGCCAATGTATGTTTGGCTATTGATTGTCTTATTGCCGTACCCTGTCCATAGACGCACGTTTGCCGTTTCAAACGCCAAATCAACTGCATAAAACGGTTCAATATCTGTAAGCGGTTCATTTTGATCCCCGTCTTTATGTAGGGCATTGAGTAAAGCCGCTGGAACTGTTCTACTCATATCGCTTCAAATGCTCCAAATGTTAGGCCATAAATGCTGGCCTCGTTGACCGACCAGTTTTGCTGATTGCTTGCCAAGCGAAACTTGCCAGTTGTATTCAAGATATTCACACCCGCGCTAGACTTGTTCGCGCGTAAAGCGGGCCAGATTTCCACATCTTGCGCTGCACCTGTACCCGTCACATCTTCTAGCACCTTGTGCAATGTGCGGCTTGATGTAGTGCCGATCTGAATGTAATCGCCAGCAAGTAGTGTTTCACCGCTAGTAATCGTTAGCGAAACTGTGCGATCACCCGCGCTACCTGTAGCCGCGTTCACATCGTTGTTCGTCGATACAGTGCCGCGCGGTGATGTTGCGCTGGGATCACCAAGGTAGAATGTGCCGTATTGCCCACGCAAGCTAATCAGGAACGCAATCCATTGCTCCGCATCCGCACGTTTCATTGGCGGCAGTGTGATGTCAGCTTGCCACGTTTCGCCGCTGTAAGCGTGTGCCTGACCCGCAAATGTAAATGGTGACTGACTGTAAGCTACCGCGTTGATTGCGCGTAACTCAATCTGCGCAATGCCTGTATGTGACGGCAGGGTTAAAGGGTAAGTGATACTCATGCAAACGCCCTTCCATATGAGCCGCCACGCCGTTTCGCATCTGCGACTGCCGCTTTCGCGCTTTCCGCAATCTGTGGCATCAGTGACTTTATTTCAGTGCGCACGGTTTGCTGTACGCCTGTTGATACGTTGATATTCTGTACGACAGTAACGCCACCACCTTGGCCCCTTGTGTGATCTACGACTGTTTCACGCGGATGCAGCATAGCCATAAAGCCGCCTTTGCCATCCATGCCGCCTGCACGCGCGCCGTTTCCTGTGTAGCCACCGCCATTGTAACTAAAGTCTGGCAGTCCAAATGAACCAGTGTTTCCAGTTTTTGGGCCAGCACTAAATGTGATCGCGTCGGTGATAAACCCTGTAATTTTCTTTACTATAAAGACACGGTATAGCTCTTTTATGATGTCAGCCGCCATAACACGGAATGCATCCTTAGCTTTCATGGTGCCATCTACCGCACTTAACATGGCGTTCTCAAATGAGTTGCCTATTGCTTCACCAAGATCAGCCATTCTCTGCGCTTCTGGTGATAGCTTTACCACCTCATCTCTTATTCTCTTGATCGTTTTTGGCCCCTTATCTGAAAGCTGTTCTATCAAATCTTCCACTGATGTGTAGCCTAGCTGGTTCATGTAATCAGCAGTTTGCTTCCTAGGATCGCCACCTCTTCCACCATAAACCTTATCAGGACGGAACTTTTGCATGTTGGTTAATAGGATACCACTCTGCTTAACCACTTGCTGCATGACAATAAGTTCATCGTCTAGGAACTTTTTGCGCTCCTTCTGGGCTTCAACCATATCATTGTAAACGTCTTTTAGCCTTATATTTTCCATCCGCGTTCTATGCGTGAACGCCGCTATTTCCGCCTCTGCATTTACCTCTGCCTTGTTGGAATTTTCGCGTATTGCAGCAAGCCTTGCAGCTTCTATTCGGGCCTCTCTAATTTTCTTGACAAGCTCATCAAATTGAGCAGGCGGCTCTTTCATACTGTCGCGCAAAGAGGTAATTGAAGCGAGGAAATCATCAGTAGAACTTAAAACCTCATCAACAGAAGATGCTTCCTGCATGGTGGAAAGAGAATTTCTTAAATCCTCAATCTGCTGAAAAGTTACGCCAGCTTCTTTGCCTATATTCATTACATGGCGAATTAAGTTTTCAAGACCTTCGGTTTCGCCCTCTTTCATTCTATCGAAAACGGCATTTAGTGGCCCTAGTAATTTCTTAAAAGCGTCCTCAGTTGTGCGCCCGACTTCAGCTATAGAACCCAAAGCCTCATCAAATTTAAGCTCCTGCAAAAACAACAAATCATTTTTTATTGTTTGCGCAAGTGTCCCAAATTTCTTTTCCATTTCCTCTAAAGGCATACTGGCGTCAGCCGCAGCCTGTTTGAATTGATCTACGCTTTGCCTCAGTAAGTCTATCGCTTCGCCAGCATTCTTGGCTTGCTTGCCCATTTTTTCAGCGACGACACCAAACGCTGCTGCAACCGCAACAGCCGCACCAATAATTGAACCAACTGGCCCAAAGATTTGCAAGAATTGCGGTGCCTGCTGACCAAAAGCCTGCATCTTGCTAGTGCCGTTAGCAACCTGAACCGCAAAGTCACCAATCTGATAGCCCGCTTGCTGCAAGCCACCCATAGCAAAAGCACGACTACCACGACCTGCATTCGCAAGGTTACTGCTAAACGCACCCATTTGCTTGTTAGTTCTGGCAACCTGATTACCTAAACGTCTTGTTTGGTTCTCAGCATCTTTCAGAGGGCGGGTTAGCCGATCGTCACCGATCAGGGTATACTTAAAGGTATCACCATTCATTTTTTAACCATGCCCTCTGCAATATTAAAGTAAGCCACCCATTCATTGTACTCGCTTACAGATATTTTCTCAATCTCTGCAATCGTCTTGCCTAATTTCTCAGCCAAGACGACTAAGTTGAACCTAAATGGGTTTGCTCTTAGTTTCCCTCATGCTCCTCCACGGACGTTGAAGAGAACATAGGTACAGCAATCTTGTAGATTAACTCATGCGGCAAGCGACGAAGCATAGGCTTATGCTCCAAGGTAAATGCCTTCTCGCCATTCTCATCTAATGCTTTCTGTATGATTACATCAAACATAGCTTCGATCTTAGTTGACGGGAAGTCATCGTGCTTGCGTTGTAGGTTAGCCATATCAAGGCCGCTGAAGGGTGTGTAGAAAAGGCGCAAAGGCTTGCCCTCTGCACCTAATTCTGGCACGTCAACGTATTCGGTTTTCTCCGCTTCCAAATACGCTTTCAGTGCGTTTGCCGCTGTACTCATTTAATCCACCTATTAAGATACGTCACCGCGTGTCAACGCACCGTTACCTTGGAACGCAATGCTTGCTTCAACAAGCCCGTCAAAGGATGCAGTGATGTCGAACCCAGTAACAATGATACTACCTGTGTAGTAATTGTCGCCTGAAGTGTCACCTTCAGGATAAATATTCAGTGTAGCTGTTGAGCCTACTGTTAGGGCAACCTGACCGCTTGTGTCAGTCTCGTCCCAGAACACATCAACCGATCCGCTGAATGATGTTAGTGTTGGAAGATATGTGCGGGCGCTATCACCCATTGCTGTATCTTCAACGGTATCGCCCACCTCTGAGATTGAGTATGAGCGGATTTCTGCAATTGCATTAGAACCGACCTTTACGGTTCCTTCACTGCCAGTATGAGTTGCCATTGGAAGTCTCCTTATTTGGCGGTTTCAACGTCGTTTATAGGTGTAACATACTGAACAGAGTATGTCAGCTTTGCAACACCAAGTATTTGGTCAGCATCACCATCAAACTGTATCTGTGTAGATGTTAGCACCGTAAACTTCGCAAGGCCATCAAGAGTAAACTTGGTAGCCATCGCTTCTTCGACCTGAACGGCTATCGCGTCCACATCATCATCGAAACTGCTAGTCTCTCGAACATAGCAGTCAATCTCAAGGGAAAGCTCCCTAATCATATCGGTAACACCAGCCTGCAAACGCTGACTTGTTTCAGTACCAGTGTAAACACTAATAGCAGGAAGGTTTGTGTCGTTTAACGGATGCACGCGCGTCGTATATACGCGGCGCTTCACTAGGCTCACGTTGGCCTTTAATAGATCGGCAACTTTGTCGCGTATCTGCTTTCTAACGTGCGCCATTATTGTTTTTCCAGATGTATGGTTGTTACGCCAGTGCCATCATGCACCCAAGCGACAACACGATAGTTTACGCTGCTGATAATAAGATAATCATCTTCTGCAATGTAAGGAACATCACTTGTTTTACACATAAAGCGTGGTTGCTCCTGATGCACTAAGGCAATGCCGCCAGCATCAACTGGAACAGTCTCGTTATCAAAGATGCCAATGATTGTGCTGTCACCCAGACCCAGCTTACGCTGATACGACACGCTTGTCGCAAATTCGTCTACGTTGAAGAGATAACCTAAGTCATCCGTCAGAGATAGCGCCATCTTCTTCTACTTCCTGTTCCGCTTCGACCTTGCCGTCGTCTAATACCGCGTAACCACGATCTATTAGCTTTTGAGCAACACGATCAATGACTTCATGCACCCTGTCAGCTTTTGACGGGATGCCATGAATGATTGCATCTTTGATTAGCTTAATCTTCATTTTTTCGCCCGTGTTGTTTTAGGCTTTGCAGCGCGATCTGTCGAAGCAGCAGTAGGCTTTGGCTCTGGTGCCACGGCAACTCGCCCATAGGCCGTCAACGAAGCCGCCTCATCTGTTCCCAATTCAACTATCTCACCCGCTTTACGCGATGCGCCCGCTGCGACACATGATTTTAGAATGATGTACTTCATTTTTGACCCCTCAGAAGAGGGGGCGGCTTTCATGCCGCCCCACGTTAGCATTATACGCCGTCGTTGTTGACTGCGAAGCTAACTGCGTGACGTACTGCTACGTCAACAGTTTGCAGTGCAACAATCCGAACTGTGCCAGATGTTGATGCAGTGTATGGATCGACTGTGATGTCCAAGCCGCCATACATACCAATCAACAAGTCAGCAAAGTTACCGAAGTAAAGATCACCGGCTGTTACTTGGTTTGAAACCACTGCGTTGTAGCCGTTGATTTCGTTACCATCAGCAACGAACAATCCTGAACCACTGTCTTTCGCAGTTGTTTTCAATGCACCCATCATGCTTGCTGGCAAGATGTACGCTAGGTTGCCCATAAGCGCGTTATCTTCTGCAACCGCTGTTTCCATCGCAACTACTTCTGCGAATGTTGGGTTAGCCGCTGCGAACGCTGTTGGTGCGTTGATGCCTGATGTGTTTTTGATGCCTGTTGGCTGGCCAGATGAACCTGAACCCTGCAACGCACCGTTGTCGATTGCTAGTGCGATGCCTGTTGATAGGTCATTACGAACTAGGTTTTCGATGTCTAGTGATGATTGCATCATCATCAAGCGTGTGATGTCAGTGAATGCACCAACTGTTTTTGGTGACATTGTGACCTGACCAAATGTTGGTTCGCTTTCAGTGGACGCGCCACCTTCTGTTGCAATCCAAGCACCTGTTGATGCCGCTGTCTTCTTAGGGATTTTTACGTCACCTTGTAGACCTGTCAACATTGTCGCGCCAGCTTGCATCACTGATGATGCGTTGCGTAGTACGTCAATGAAGTCACCGCCGCGATACGCTTCTGCAACCATTGCGCTGTCGTCTGATGTGTTCAGATCACGCTGGTTCCATGAACGTAGAACGTCATGTGGCATGTACAGACCCTGTGGGTCAACACCTGCACGTTTTGCTGCTTCTTGTGACGCTTCGAATTCAAAACGTGCAGCTTCTTGTGCATTGCGGTCAGTTGGGTTTGCCATCGCACGGATTGCGTTCATCAAAGAGAAGTTACGAACTTCTTTCTTTGTTAGGCCAATCTCTTGTGTGTCTAGTGGCGTGTTTCCAATCGCTTCTAGCAGTTCACCACGGAACTCAGCTAGTGAACGACCATTTTTTACAGCTTCGTCTGCCATATCGCGCTTGTTGTGTTTTGCTGCAAGGCGATACATCTCTGCTGTATCTTTAGCTGCGGAACGTGCTGCTTCTGCGCGAACCGCCTCTACGTCTACTTGTACTTCTTCTGACATAGTAGTTTCCTCAATAAGAGTTTCTGTTTTGGGTTTTGCGGGTGGCGCTTCTGCTGCACGACCTACCCCGACTGTCCTGTCTGCGGGTATGCTTACAACCGAAACCTCCATTGGCAGCCAATTATCAACGCGGTAGCTACCCGCCTTGTCCTCGACCATTGAGTTGACATGATAGCCAACAGAAATGTTGCTTCTGATACCGTCCACAACATCCTCGAACACATCTCTGGCAAGCCCATTTCTTCCGAAACGAACCGTCGCACGCAAACGGCGCGCCGAGCCATCGAGGCGAACATCCTCTACCACACCAATTTGCTGGCGGGGATCGTGATCCAGCAGCAATGGCATAGTTCCTGAGCGCGCAAAGCTAAGATCGATGCTGCGCTCATCGTGATCTAGTATTTCTGTTCCGAAGCTGCGCTCAACAGGCTCTTCGCTAGATACAGCGATTTGAACCGTGCGCTTCTCTTCGTCAACTACCTTTGTGTCAAACATCATGCCGCGAGTTTCCATTTTCTCACGGTCAAAACGCTCTTTATCTTTGTATCCGCGCTCTGCTGTTTTAGTCAGCGTGGAAAAGCGATGCCCAACCATGCGGCCTGAAGCCTCATAGCCATCCTCGCCCTCGCGGTACACTTCAATCAACGCAGCAGGGTCATCTGCATCGCCGTTGATCGTAAAGTCACTATCAGGAACGTCGATAGAGCCATCACGCTCTATGCGCTCAATCTTGCCATAGGCTTCACCGCCTGAGCTGTCCCAGCTAACAAAATCGCCAACACTCAGTTCATCTGGTTCTGCACGAACTTCATCAGTCATTGTTTCATCCTCAATATCTGGCGATATTGTATCAGATTTATCCATATCTTGCATAGAGCGTTCCTTTTCTAAGCGTTCTGCGATCCTTTTGCTAAAAGAGTAGCCTGCGTTGCCACCCCACAAATCCCACGCAATGCGCCAAGCTGTAGGCCCGCCATCAGGCTCTTTTGCTGAGTAATGCTTGGCTTTGTTGTTCTCATGTCGGCTAAAGAACGAATACATCCGCTTAACTGTGTCGTCAGACAAGTTAGAGCGGTTGGCAATGTCACGCGCACGCGCAACCCCGACTGCCGTTCCCCCACGACCATATTCTTTGCGCCACTCAAGCGCACGCTTGGCGGCTGTCACCATTCCATCAGTCGGCTTGTTCGACATCTTCACCCTCCGCTGGAACTGGCAACTTATCGCCAAACGGCTGATAAGCCATACTTAGGCCAAATTCGTCAGCCATTTCCTTGTCACGCTGGATTTGCGCAAACGTATCTTCAGCGTCACGGCCATAGTTGGCGGCAATGTCTGAGTGGGAAATAATGCCGTTTTGCAAGCCTACGACTGCCGCATTCATCTCTTTAAGCGGGTCAACCCACTGGAAGCCGCGACCACGCCAAGTTACGTCCTGCGTAAACTTAAACATCTTGGTATCACCGTTAATCGGGATGTAGCCAAAACTCATCACATGCTCTAACCACATGCGATAGAACGGATCAAGGAAGTGATCGATCATAAAGCGATGCAAGGTTTTATAGAAGTCACGCTCTTCTAGTGCGCCCTGACGGATCGAAGAATAACTGGTTCCCTCAAGATCATTCGCCAGTGACGTATAGCTAACTCCAAGTCCACCCGCGATCCCACGCAGAATAGACTTCTCGAAGTCAGCAAAGGCAGAGGTTGGGTGTGTCGGATCAAAGGGAGTAAACGACACACCCGCTGGGAGTTGGTGGAACGTCCCAGCTTCAGCGTCGTACAGCGGAACGACGCTATCTTCATCGTCATAACCGTCGGCGGTAAACCCATCGCCAGCGGGTGACGTAAAGAAACCCATCTTTGCGGCACCAGTACGTGCTGCAATTAGTTCCGCTTCCCTATACCCATGAAGCATTTTAAGTGACGTAATCGCCGCAGATGACCAAGGCACTCCGCGCGTTTGACCCGCACGCTCTGGCCTAAAGATGTGCATCATCTCTCCTGCTGGAATTACGTCATACTTCCGCTGATTGGCTGGAAGCATATAGTCATAATCACCCTTGTGATATGTTAGCACATGGTAAGACACTGGACGCTTTGTGCGCTGATCCAGTTCTACACCCATGCGAATTTGGTTGCCGTTAGGCGCTAGTTCGTTCTTCTCTTCATCAACACGATCAGGTTCAATAACCTGAACAGCGATGCCGTGGCGCAAGTAATTACCTTTGACGATATGTAGGAATACTTCACCATCACGCGCCATCCCAGTGATAATGTGGTTACACAAGTCAACCATTGACATGCGACCATCTACAGTCGGCCCACCCATACGTGAGAACTCGCGCCATGCACTCTCAACGATATTGTTCCCAGCGCGATCTAAACGGTTGTCTGGATTGCGGCCACGAACCTGTACGTTAAATCCGTTTTCTCCGACCACATTGACCCGAAGAAGCTGAAGATAACGACGGAAATATTCATTATTTCGCTCAAGGTCACGACTACGATTTCGTATATCACGTAAAGCCCAGCGTATCTCACTATCTGCGCTCCTGTTAGAACCAGTAAAGTCGCTGAATAAGCGACCCTTAGCTGCTGCTGCATAATTTCGTTTTCTCAGCGGCTTTTGCGCACGCTTGAACATATCCAGAATGCCCATCAGCTAAACCTCACTTTTACTGTGTGATGCGTGGTTTTCCCTAACTTGATCCGCTCTAACTGCTTGTGACGGTTCACCTTAGCCTCATACTGGTCATGCAAGTCTTGTAGCTCTTGATAACTGTATTTAGTCAGTGAACGCCCAGCAATGCTGTAGCTGGAAACATCCGCATCAGCCTTGCCAAGCAGAATAGTCTCAATCTTAGCAAGCATCTTTTCCTCAAATAAGCGCGGGTCAGCTTGATTGTCGTCAAGATCAACAACAGCAGTAAATGCGCCACGATCAACGACAATGCGATCACCTGTGGACGTTTTAGTTACCTCAAGCTGCCAGTGGTAGTATCCAGCAACAAACTCTGCGGATGTCGCGCTATCTACGGTAATCAGATATGTGCCGCCCGTTTCCGTTGCGGCAATCTTGATCTCGCTAGACCCGCCGCCAGTGATCCTAGCTACATATTCGACGGAATATTCAGATAAGGGATAATCGTCTACTAGATCGCTTCGCTTCCACTGAATGAAGTCACCTACCACGATCTCAGTTGGTTCGCCTTCTCTGGCCTGATCCGCGTCAAATAAATTCGCCATCACGTATATCCATGCACAAAACTGTTTCGACGCGGCACTGCTGGACGCCGACTAGGGGTGGGTTTGCCCGATTGTACCCTATTTTGTGCCTGTTTGTACAGCACCTCAGTATTGACATTCAATAATGATAGTGCCGCAGTCGCATACACACGGCAATCCAGTGCTTCGTTGCGCTGCCTAATCTTAATCCACTCTCTTCTAGGGCGACCCTTAAAATACTTCACCACGCGCTTTTCAGCCGTCAACATCCTAAAGTATTCCTCATGTCTGCCTGTAGGGAAATGGCAATACCCTTCTCCCTCATCTTTGATCTTCAGCCTAGCATACACTAATTCCTTTGCAGTATCTACGCCTACGGGAAACAAGTTAATCTTGCCAATATTATTCTTTGTCGGCCTGCCTGCAATCGGCTTGCCCTCACCACCAATACCTTTGATTGCAAAGATGCGCTTACCCGCTCTTGGCCTTACATAGTTGTAAACTTGCTGCGTGTAGTGACCGCCACTATCGATACAGGCTGATCTGATAATCATCTCGCCCTGCGTACTATGTACGAACTTTTGTTGTAACACCTTGTCTAATTCGTGCCAAAGCTCAACACTAGAAGGATCGCCGTAGATTGTATTGTAGTCAATTGACCAGCTTTCCTCGCCACGGCCCCATCCCACGATTTCATACTCTAAACGGTCATCCTGAACGTCAACGCCAGCAGTAATAAGCAGGATTTCTGCGTCTAATTCGTCACCAAAGTCCTCGCGGCGCTCAATTAGGTCAAATTCGTCAAGAGTTTCGCCTTGATCGACCCATGTTTCGCCTAAAGTGGTGTTTACCCATGTTTTTAGCCGCATTGGATCGCGTTTTGACGCCAAAAAATCTAAAACGATGTCTTGCAGGGTTGTCCAAGGCGAATAAAGCGCGGAAATATGAAAACCCGCTGTTTTCCCATCTCCATCGCCAGTTTTTACCCATTCACCCTTCCGAATTGCCCTAAATCGATCCGCGTCACCCATTCCGCAGCCGCATTCGTCGCAAATGTACTCCGCAGTATGCGGTTTTCCGTCATCCCAGCGCACATTTGCCCACTTCAGTTCCAGTTTAGCATCACAGTGGGAGCAAGGCACCATAAATTTGCGCTTATCGCTCTCTTCATATGCCGCTTCAATCCGTGAAGCACCCTGTTCAGTTGGCGTGCTAACCAAGATGATCTTTTTGTTGAAGAATGTCGTCGCACGCTTCTTTGCCAGCGATACTGGATCGCCCTCAGTGCCAGCAGAAATGGGATAGCGATCCACCTCATCGCATAAAATCAACCGACAAGGCCGCGAAGCCAAGCTAGACGGTGAATTAGCACCACATGCAGTGATGTGACCGCCAGCAAATACCTTATGCAGTGTCGTGTTCCCACTGCTTCGGCTCTTAGGATCACCGATCTTGTCCCACAAAACCTGAGTATCGCGGATCGCAGGCGCAAGCCTGTCCTTACTCCAAGTCTGCGCCATCTCTAACGTGGGCTGAACAACCAGCATAGGCGCTGGGTCTTGGTGTATATGAAAGCCAACAACATTGTTGATAAGTTCAGTCTTGCCGATCTGCGCGGCAGTCATCAGCACGACAGTCTCAATATCAGGATCGCTGACTGCATCCATCATGCCGCGTTGATATTCAGCACGCGCAGTAGACCACTTGCCCGCTTCAGCAGAACTTTCTGACGATAATTGACGGAACTGATCGGCCCATTCACTTACTGTTAGCTTTGGCGGTGGAGCCATCGTCTTGCGTAACGTCGCCGTCAGCCTGCGATCCAGCTTCCTCTTGTTCGTCGTCTTGATCGTATCCAACCAACTCACTTAATGCTTCCCCTATCGCTGCTTCCATGATTGCCTTGGCCTCTTTAACATCAGCAGCAGCATGAACTTCCGCAGCAATCTTAGTAGGTGCAGCTAGTAATTTAGTTTTACACTTAATTAGCTGTTTCTCAAAACGCTTTACGATGTGGTCAATGTAGACCAACTCGCCGCGCTCAATCATGTTTTCCATTTCTTTGGCGTCTGCCTGCTCTTTAGCTAGGCGCGCCCGCTCTTCCTGCAAGTTCAGTTCGCCTGAATATCTGCCAGCAGCCATCTCGCGTAGGTGCGATATGTAGTCCAAGCGGGATTGGCGCAGATCATAACCCTTGCCGTTTATGCGGGTCAGCACGCTTTTAGCGGTCAGTTCCTTCACTGTAGTCGGGCTAACCTCTAAATCCTTGGCTAAATCGACCTGAGTGACCCAAATCTTCGTAACTGTGTTCATATGCTATCTATACGCTATCATTATGCAATATACAAGATATAGTGGTGGAACCCCATTAGTGGTACTTCGTGACTAGGAAAAAAATGTGGTGCGAACTACC